AACCTGTAGCATCTGTAATAGGTTGGTAATGATTAGTACTAATGTATTGGTTCTTACTTCTATCAGCGTAAGTGTTACCTCCATATTGATTAAGTAGGAATCTACAATATTGTATTTCTTTTAAGTATACATCAGTAATTGATACACTAGTACCATTAAAATCTATAGTAGCTTTATGTGCTTCATCATGAGGGTGTCTTAAGTTACCTGCATTCCCTGCAGCATCTGTAGGAGAACCTGTATTATTAGTTACAGAGTTTGTATCATCTAGTAAAAGCATCTTTTTAATAGAACCTAATCCTAAAGGGGTTTCATTTACTGCAGATGAACCACCTGACCTAGCATAAGAACTATTAGCAAGTCCAATTGCAGGGTCACTATATAATGCCATTACGTCAGTATTAGGGAAGATATACTCTCCTACCTTTAAATCTCTAGCAGATTCTATCTGAAATCTTTCTCTATTATAAGGATTAACAATTAAGCTTCCTTCAGCCTTGTAATAAAAAGCATAAGACCTATTTCCACTTGCAGCAACTTGGTCACCACCATATAATGCTAGAGTACTATTATAGTATCCTCTAGTATCTATGTAATCATTATCTTTAAAAGTAGCGTTATATAATTGAGCTATAGGACCTAACATATAAGTTAATCTCTTAGCTTGACTGTTAGCTACTTGACTTTGGGTTAGTCCTGGGTAATCTGCTAAGTGGTTAACACTAGGTTGTACTACACCATAGACATCTATATTTCCAAAAGTAGTATAAGATGCACCTGGCCCTAAAGGTCCTGTGTTCTCCCAAATATCAGGAAGAGTTTCTCCTACCTGATTATCAAAGAACATTTGTATTCCTGACCCTAATTTAGTTTTATCTGCTTCTTTTCTTTCTACTCTAACTATAGCAAATGCTGTTACAGAAGAAGGTAAAGAAGATGTATCTACTGTAAATGTTATTCCTAATGACTGTAACTCATCAAAGCTACCATTATTAACCATTAATGGAAAACCATCATCTACATTAGGGAATTTAATATCTCCAATCCAGTTAGCAAAAGATACTGACCCTTTATTATTATAAAAAACCATTGCGTATCTATATACTTCACCTCTAGTGTGACCTGCTAAGTTATTAGGTAACCAAGAAGATGCATTGTTTTTTAGTTGACTTCCATATTGAATCTCTTTTAGAGAACCATCAGCTTCCATTACTCCTAAAGTAAGAGGGCCATCTGAAGCTCCCCAGTTATTTACATCTATATGTGGTGGAGCAGTAGTAGGATGACTCCCTTGAAAATTAGCTGCAGATGCATATGATGTGAATTCATAACTTACATTTAATCCACTACCTCCTAAAGTAGTACCATCTACTTGATACTTGTATTGATTTACTGCTGTAAACCATCCTGCATTATCTTCATCGTTATAAGTGTTGATAGCATCATGTGTATCTCCTACTGAAGCATATGCTGGAGTAGGACCACTTAAAGTGATAGGTGTATCTGCATCTAGTAATGCATCTGTAGAACTATTAAATCTATATGCTCTAGCATCAAAATCTACAACAAAGTTATTAGTTCTTGTATTAGCTGCAATCAATTGATTATCAACTACTTCAATATCTTTAGCTTTATCAAAGCCTGAAGATAACATATTAAATTCTACTAGAGGAATCTGAATAGCTTCTAAAATAGAAGCACATACTACTGTAGTTTCTCCAGTAGAGTTAATATATTCCTCATCAAATTTATAAATAGTTTTAACTCCACTGTTAGTGTATACAATAACTAAGTGCTCTATAACATCATAGTTAGTATCTAGTCCTTTAATATCATAAGTAACAGAGTTAGAACCTGGGTTAACTACAGTAACATCTCCTTCAAAGTCTTCTAATGCTGTAGATGTTAAACTCTTTCCAGGTAAGTTAACCATAGCTGATACAGGAGAGTAAATTGTCTCTGCTCCTCCTGAGTCTATTTGTCTATAAGCAAATTGTACTACTACACCATCAGGTAAACTTCCTGTACCTACACTTAGTATGTTAGGTTGAGAAAATGTTACTCCTGCTCTTAAATCTAAGTTATTTACTGGAGTTTCAAATACATATGGGTCTGCAACATTAATAGTTCTTACTGAACTGTTATTATCTGTCCAATAAACTCTTTTTAAATTAGAAGTTTCATATCTACCTATAGCTCTACCTATTCTATGACAGCTAGAGAAATCTACTAAGTTATTATATCTTAAGTGTTCTGTTACTACTAAAGTATTAGAAGCACCTATACCAGTAATAGTATCTGTAGCTTCATCATAAACTAGTTGCCAAACCTGCCCTGCAGAACCTGAAGGAGATTCAGTAGTTTCTGAAGTAGTGAATACTATAATATCATCTACTATAGTAGTCCATCCTATAATCTGTAATCCAGATTGTGCTGCTATAAACTCTACTGTAGAACCTAAAGTCCCTATAATAGTCTGAATCTTAGCACCATTAGTGTCTTCAATAACTGTAGTACTTCCTATCTGATATACTGTAACATCTGCTCCTAGTGCTATTACACTTGCATTTGTACTTATCTCATCAAATATATTATCTTCTGTAACAGCTATAACAATTGAAGGAGTAGCATCTTGAAAGTTAATAGTAACAGTACCTGTAAGGTTACTAACTATCCCTTGTTTCTTAATGTCTGGAATAGTAAATCCTAATTTGTTTCCTTTTTCTGTTTCTAATGAGCCCGTAGATAGGCCATCTTCAGTAGTTACTCTGAAGTTTAATAAGGAGTAGTATGAATTAGCAGGTCTTTTATTCTTTGCAGAATCCTGATTCATTCCTCCTAAGTAAGACTGTATTGCTTTCATTATTGTATATTAAAATAAGTTTCAGAATCAGATTGATTAGGTCTATTAACATTAGAATTTCCACCAGTATTATGAGTGTGTCTTTGTTCAGCAATACCTGCAGATTTAAATCCGTCAGCATGTTGATTAATTTTAGGAATAAGTCTTAACCAGTTGTTTTTAATAGACTCCATCATATCAATACCTGGCATAACTGCTCTATTTTGTGCAGCACCTATGTACCAATCTCTATCTGCTTCAAGTTTTTGATAAACTCCTGCAGGCATCTTACCTCTAGACCATTGGATAAATCCTAATCTCCATTTAATATGAGCAGCAACTGCTTCTTTAAATTTAGCATCATCTGGAATTCTTGGGAAGCCTCTATCATCAACTGGCATAGATATCATTGCTATCTTAATATATCCAGTTTTAAAGTTGGTAAATATAAAATTATCATTAACTTTGTAGGTCAAATCTGAAATACATCCAGAATCTCCACTACCATCACAATACCAATGGTGGTTAGCATCCGTAGAGTAACGCATTTGAGTAAAGTTTTTACTTTCTCTGCACTCTTCTTGAGGAGTGTCATCAGCTACAGGAGATGCACCAATAGTAATTATCTGAAATAATTCTATAGGAAGACAACCTCTGTAATCAGAAACATAAACTTCCTTAACAGATTCTATTAAGTAGTTGTTAGCTCCAATTAATTCCATAGCTTCTCCAGCCCATTCTAAGGCATCACCATATTCTATAGCTCCTGTCATCCCTAAATCTCTATATACTTTAGAGATGATAGTTTCAACACTTACATATTTTCCGTTAAATAAACTCATAATTCGTAGTAATCTATTTTATTGTTAGGGGTTTTAAGTATTGTACATAGTTCTACTTTAGCTGTCCTACAAGGAATAAAGGAGTACGCTGACTTCCATTTATAATTTGCTTTTCTAGTAGAGTAATACCATTGTACTATATACCCATTAGTATGTTTATTGAAATGCCTAACTAGTTTCTTTTCAGCTTTAGCTTTAGGGTCTACTTCCCAAAGTTCCATTGTGGCTTTCCAATCAGGTGGTAAAGGATTTACTAAATCTCCCTCCTCATTTATCCAAGGAGTAATCTTCTTCTTTCTAATACCTAGTATACCCATTCTTCTGGGTAAAACAAAATCAAAAGACTCATTTAAAATAAGTTTTCTGATTTCTAAATTAAATGCACTGATAACTTTACAGTACAAATCATATTCAACATAGTAAGGAGTATCCCTATCTATCTTGGCTCTTTTTATTTCCTCTCCCTTCTCATTAGTAAAGTCTTTAAAATACTTCTTAGCGTAGTAGTCAAAGAAATCTTTACTCTTAATATGGGCAACATACTTCTCCTTTTGTTTCCCTTTCTTAGTCATTATTGTTTGTTTATCATTTCTTGACCATCATTAGCACTGTCTTTAGGAATCTTTAAACTCATTCCAAACTGAGCTAGTACTTGCTCTTTTAAATATGGTATCATATGGTTATTGATAGGATAGTCATCATCAAAAGAGAAACAAGCTGTTCCTTCCATATCACATTTAAATCCTACAAAATCTGCAGGAGAAGCTAATACTCCTCTTACATTAAGATGAGTTAAGTGTATCATATTAGGGTCTATCATAATGACATATACATAACCATTTAATAAGAAACTTAATACTCCCTTACTGTACTTATTTTCTGCTTGAGCAGTATATAATGCTTTATCATAGTCAGTATAAGTAAAAGGGAGTTTAAGTTTATGAATTGGGCCCACTCTAGTTACACCAAGTCCAGTATGGAGCTTGACAAACTTAGGGAGCATCTTTTTAGTTCTAAGTACTACACATCCTAATTCTATAGAACAGCACTCTGCAGCATCAACTTCAACTAGCTCAAGACAACCTAAGTCCTGGATAACTTGAGAATCAATGCTATCCTTTTCTTTTCTTAACCAAAGTGCTCTTTGATTATCTATCTGGTAGATTACTTGCTTTTCTGATATTTCAGTATCATCAGAGATTTGATTTCCTCTGATGATTTCCATTACATCATATATAATTTCATTGAATGTTGCCATTGTCTAATATAGTTTATTGTTGAAAGAGAATTTACCTTTCTTAAAGTCTAGTACTGTAGGATACGCAATATCATCTTTTAATGTTATTGTAAGTATACCATTTCTCCAATTTTCTTTTTGTGGTCTAGACATATAGCTAAATACTGGACTGTTTTTATCTCCTCCCCATCCACAGTTATATCCTGCAATGTTACTCTCAAAGTAAGTACCCATTCTATGAGTATGGAAGAAAGCTATATTTCTATGTAATTCTGATGCATGCTTATGAGCTGCATGCTTATTACACCATTCTCCGTGAACTATTTCTAAATCTCCTAATGTTACACTAGCAGTTTTCCAGTTGAATTGTGTATTGTATCCTCTATGTTTGAAACAAGCTTCATAAGGTGAAAGAACTCCAGCAGTACCTAAGTAACTGTTATCCACATCTTTACCCCATTGGTTATACCAATCTTCATGGTTTCCATAGAAGTATTCTTTTTGGATTTCTCTTTTACCAATAGCTCTATCTAATTCATCTAAAGCTAAATTAGCTTCTTCATATTCTCTAGCTAAAGTATAACCTGATAATCTAATCTTACCTTTACTATGTCTTGAGATAGAATGCATATCTAATATGTCTCCTGCTAATACAATACCTTGAAGGTCTTTCATATCTGCTATAAGAGCACAAGTGGCACTCCACATTGCTTTGTTATGGAAAGGTAAATGAGAACATCCTAAAACTATATAGTTACCATCTTTAAATTGGTTTACTGTATAAGCTGGTTTTTCTTGTTCTACGTGAGCCTTAGTTAATACATCAATAGCATCTGTTATCTTTCCTTGAGCTATTAAACTTGTAGCTACAAAGTTGAGAGCTTCTGCTCTACTCTTAGCTTCAGCAGTTTTAGTGAAATCAGCAGCACCTAAATCAATATGTATATCACTAGTATCTACTGGTGAACCATATTTAACTTCTTTAACTGCTGCTTTAGCAACTTCTCTACTTACATTAAACAATCTTGACAGTGTACGTGAGCCAGATTTTAAGTAACCAGGTTTATCAGTTAGTAATTTTATTAGATTCTTCTTAGTCATTTATAAAAAATTCAGTTAATAATCCTAATGCCCTTGAATCTATTTCAGTAGACATCTCTAAATACCTTTGTAATGTGAAAGTTTTATACTCTCCATCTACTTTTACTAGTAATTCTTTATCTTTGGAAACTGTAGTAAAGTTAATGTCTACTTCTTTATCAGTAATAGCATTAATCTCATTTACCATTGATTCTTCATCTGAAGATTCAAAATCTGTTACCATAAGAGATTGAGTCATATCAACTCCTTCTTTAAGTTTACCAGAACCATTTTCATCTCTAACAATATACTTATCTACTATATCTTGCTTTTCTTTAAGTGTAGATGTAACCACTTTATTTAATTCATCTTTAGCATCTAACAACTCCTGTTTTAAAACTGGAATACCTCTACCAATAATACTTCCCAATACTTGGTCTAGCATCATTATCTCCTCTACTTGTAACTTCTTAATCATGACATCGTTTTTAGTTATAGTCACAAAGATACGGAAATTAATTTAATCTTCCTTTTCTGGCTTAATAACCTTAGTTATTTTTTTAGCCTTTTTAATTTTCTCAGCTATGATGTCTTTAATAGTAACTCCATTTACTTTGTAGTAGTTTTCATCTATACTATCAAATTCAATCCACATTAAAATTAATCCAGCACATTTAGTTGCACTATATTCTACTGGGAATGTAGGTACAAAATGAGTAAGTAAATCTGATAACATAAATCTATCTAAAATAAAAACAGTTATTACTACTACGTTGTACCAAATAAGTTTAGGCATTAATCCATTTCTAGTTTTCTTACTAGATACTTCTAGTCTTACATCTTTACCATCTTTAATAGCTTGGTGCTTTGCTGCCCATCTACCTGTGAAAGTATCTAGTAGTATCATAATACCAACTAAAGCCATTAAAGGGTATATAGGTGATAAATAAAGGGAGATACTTATGAATCCTGCTGAACCTAAGCTTATAACTTTGGCCCATAAATCTATTAATTTGTGTGGCATTTTTATTTTTTTATTAAAATTCTAATTTACTTATCCATTCATCAATATTCACTTCCTCTACACTATTAATCAAAGCCTCTCCAAATCCTGCTAGAACATCTGGATACTTAGTTAGCAGGTTCTCAATATCTTCAGGGTTGATTATCACTAACCTCCTTTCTCCATTAAGTTCCTTGATGAAGTCGGTGTATGTAGTACTTACCCCTTTAAACATAAACTTGACCTTGCTATCAATCAAAGTAATTAAGTCTGTACATTCTTTATCTGTACCTAGTATTATTCCATATAGTTTTCTCATAATATTAAAGAGTTGACATAAAATTGTTAATTTTATCTATTTCATCATCTGATGGAATTATATTAGTATATATTAAGCCTGATAAGCTAGAGGGGATATACGCACTTGTTGACCTAATCAATGCGCCAATTGTTAAATTGTCTCGACCTGGTATATCTCCATAAAATTGCCCTATGTCTCCTGCTGTAGGTGTTATTACTTTTGTCCCTCCATTCAAACTAAAATAAGTATCAGTACCATCCACAAGTACATACCCATAGTTAAACCCGACTGTAGCTGTTTGTGAAGAACTTAGATTAGTCGTAGTTCCCCCAATAGTTAAGAAGTTTATTTTTCCAGTATTTAAAATTCTAAAGGAAACTCCATTAGTTCCAGCTTGGTCACCTGACCCCATAATATATGCTTGATTAATTCCGTCAAAATAGACTTTAAAAAACAATATTCCAGAATTATCATTTAATGGGTTAACTCCTGAGTATAAAAGGAAGTCATTAATTCCATCTGAATTAACTGTTGAGACTCCTTTTAAGGGCTGAGCGGTTACAATTCCGTTACTAAATACAAAAGCATTTACAGACTGGTCAACCCATGAGCTTACATTTGCCCCTGTTATATTTGAGGTTACTCCTTTAGAGTGGTCCAAATAAAGTTGAAGCCCGTCTATGTTTAGAGGATTAAAACCCCCTAGATAGTTAATGGTTCTATCCTTACCAAAACCAAAACTAAACATCTATTGTACTAAAGCTATTGAACCTCCACTTAATGTGTAGGCAGTTATTGTTCTACCTAGAATAGGTCTTATAACCATTCCTTTAGTAACAGTATTAGTACTGATACCTTGTAAGGTTAACATATCTGCACCTTCACTATCAGTTAATACTAGAAAAGCTGCATCATCATTAACTACTATAAATTTGTAGTTTTTTCCTGTTACTGCTGTTGTAGTAAAATCATATATTGTTCCTGCACCTCCTAGTGCATCATTTTCATTTCCGTATGTTGGCATAATATTTTATTTTTAAGATTAAGGGTAGATAATTATCTCTACTCCTGCATTATTGTACTCATCAGACTCTAAAGTAATAATATCATCATCATACCTTAATATACCTACTGCACTAATTGGTAAATATGTTTTCCCATCAATAAACTTACTAGCAGAATGGAAGTTATAAGTATGTTGTCCAGTGCCTACATCAGCGTAGTCTGTAGAAGTAATACCTATATTATCCTCTAATACTATTAGAGTAGGTTGTGATAATAATACATCTACTACTTCAGTATTAGAAGCCCATGTAGTTGGAGTTGTACCAGTTGCTGTAAATGCTACATCAGGAGTAACATATCCTACATTAGCAAAGTCATCTGCTCCTTCTAACGTAGATATAATATACTCTTTTCCTATTGTTAATAGACCACTATCAGTAGTAATTACATCAGCAGTTAATAGTGCTCTATAAATTAAAGCCTCTGATATACCAGGTACTGTAATATTATTTCCTACAAAACTAAGGAAATATGCGCTACTTAATTGTTTAGGAGATTTGTTAGGTCCTGTATAAATTAGTATAGTATCTTTATCTGTCATAGCATTAGTTACACCAGTACCTTTAATGTTAATTGGTTTTCCCATTACTTTCTAAGTTTAATTTTTTTACTGATACCTACGTGGTATCCTTTATTAATTATATCATACCCAACTTCAAACTTTACTTCTTTTTTAGTAAGTAGTTCTAGTTTAGGTTTTAATAGTATGTAGTTAGCAGAAACTCCACCATCTATCCCTAAGAATAATTTTACTTTTTTTTCTTCAGGTTTCATTAAAAATATACTATCTGTTCTATTAATATACTTTGGAAACTTAGGAATGTAATTTAATTGTTGGTCTACTAAAGTACCATCTGTTTTTATTCTAGAAAAAATACTACCTGAAATTAATGAATCCTCGTATGGATTATTGTATTCAAGAGTATTAAAAATAGTATCATTGATAGTATCATGAAAGGTAACGTACTTAGGTACAATGACTTCCACAGGAACTGAATATGGTACAGCTAATTGAAATTCTACTGTATCTATAAGTGTACTAGTTTTCACCACCTTATATTCTTTATCAGATATAGTTTCATTTCTATTCATAGAGCATACATTCATAAGTATAGCTATAACAATGATATACAAAGGTAGTAATTTTATATCAGTCTTTGTTACTTGCATACGTCTTTTTTCTCTAATAGTGTGTATGTGAATGTATCTCCATAGATTTTACCACTTAGTTTCATTCTATCTAATACTCTACTTAAATCTACTGGGTATTGAAATACTTGACATCCTGCTGAGTATCTGCCTACTGCAGATGCTTCAGATGCGTGATGTAAATTAATTCCAAATCTACCATTATCTTCTACTTCTACATCAATAGTAGTATTTTTATTCTTATCTCTGTAAACTGTAACTCTAGAAGCTTGTACTCCTGCTTTATACTTCCCTCTATGTTTGCCTATCTTCCACATTCCTCTGTGTTGTCCTGGTTTTAAAATAGCTACTCCTTCTTCATTAAGAAGTTTGTAAGTAGAATAATACTTTCCTGGGTCTGTAGTAAAAGCATCATATACTTCTATTACTTTAGCACCGTTGTCTTCATAAGCTACTAAAAAATAATCATCAAATACATTAGTAATTGAATTACTTGTCCTAATACCAATTAAATTAATATTACCGTGACCAGTAAAGAACTTATACCCCTTCTTCTCTACACTCTCTTTTATGTTCTTATAACTTAAATCCATTTTTTTTTAATTTTTAGCTTTCCGTAATAGCTTTATTTATAGTGCCTTTTTAATAATTAACTTAATCCTGGAATATTTACATTCTCAATATCATTAGATACCATACTATTTAGCTGCATCTTTGTCCAATTTTGGTCAATAGAATACAAATCATTTCTCATACCATTTGAATAGCTGTCATTATTACTGTCTCCCATTAACCATACCATAGTACTTCTATAAGCAAGGAAGTGGTCTTTTTGGAAGTTACTAGTAGTTCCATTATTAACAGAACCACGATAGCCTTGACCTACCTTGTAGTCATCTACCCACTTAGTAGGGTCTGTAATCATTAACTCAATTTCAGTAGTAGTAGGAAGAGCTTGATTTCTAATTAGAGTAGTAACTAACATAGAAGATACTTTACCGTGATAGCTTAAGTAAGTACTACTTCCACGACCACCAATTGTAAAATCTCCAGCAACAGTTCTATCCATTCTTTGACCTGTAGTTATCCAATTACTTGAAGTAGATAGATTAGAACCTACAGCGTTGAATGAATCAGCACTACTCATTAGTCTAATATCAAAGCAATCAGCTAAGTTAGAAGCAGAAGCAGCACCACCTCCTAATCTTTCACCAGTATGAGCAATATAAACTCCATACCAAGTAGAAGAAGATATATTCTGAGCAATTCTACATTTATTAACTCCAGTACCTTGACGTCCCCATTGTAAGCTAAGGTCTCCATTACTTGATAAAGCTAAGGAAATATTATCATCTCCATTTGAAGAGCCTTCTCCTTGATTCCATATAACTTGATTACTGTTGTGTCTGTCTGCTTTAAATACAACTGTAGTAGCAAAAGGTCTAGCACTAATATCGTCAGAAGTATATCCAGCTGTAGAATTTCCACCAACTGTATTAGCTAGTCCTCCCATTTGCATTGGCTGTGCATACATACTATTACTAACTTGCTTAGTGTGCTCACTAGCGCCATTAAAGTCTAATGCCTTAGCCCAAGATGTATCGTTACTTGGAGCTGGTGTAGGAGTTGTAATTGTCTCAATATCATCAGTACTAATATCACCACTAGTATTTAAAGTAGCCATGTGAATTTTAACTGGTGCAGTACCCTCTATGTTTGTAGCTTCATAAGTATTAGAGAAAGTTCCACCATCAGCAGGACTTGTATTATTCATTATGTTATTTAAGCTACAAGCAATTAACCAAGCACTAGTACCATTTACTTCAATAGCATAGTCATAAAAAGCTTGAGTCATTGAGTTAATTACAATATTTTGCTGAACTACACCATCTCTGTAGAATTTAAAAGTATGAGAGCTTGCTGTTTCATATTCCCAAACAATTGCTGTATCAAAATCAGATAATTCTAAAGTACTAAAATCATGAGGGTCATTAGCTAAACCAATAATATACTTATCATTTGTAGCACTTAAGCTAGGTAATATGTTAGTTTCAACATAAGCTTTCTCAATTATAAATCTTTCACCATCTGCAACTGTATTATTAACATGGGTTACAGAGCCATCATCCATAGTGTCAGAATCAATCATAGCTGTAGATGCAGCTTCATGGTTAAAGCCACTAATAGCTGTTACTGGAGCAGTTAAGTTAGATACAACTAACGTAAGAGTTCCACTTGCACTACCATAAGAGTTAGTTCTAACTACTTCAATAGTATATGTATCACTTGGATTAGATACGTTGTCACCTGTTACTTCAGGAGCTGTACCATTTAAGTGTATACTATTAACATCTATAGTTAAACCACTACTATCTGTATCTACTATACTAGTAACATAAGAAGCATCAATAGGATGCAACTGAATATTAACTGCACTAAGCTCATTTATATTCATTGTAGCATCACTAAAAGCAGTAGGTGCTAAGTCTGCATTAGACAATGTAGTAATCTCTGTATATGTTACAGGGTTACTTAAGAATGTATCTGTAGTAGGAATCTCTGTTCCATTACTAGTGTATCCATTTGTAGGTATGTACCAAGTTGTAAATGTAGGGTCATCAGGAAATACTATAGTAGTATAAGTTCCAGCTCCACCATTATTATCATCGTAGTATTCAGCTTCTTCAGTAGTAGCAAATACAGGATAATTAAATATTCCATCAGGAGATTCTACAGCTCTAAAATACATTGTAGGTGCTAAGTCTTCTAATTCGTGAATCTTAGGAATACCTACTAATCTTACAGTAGTATCTCCAAACTTAATCCCTAAGTGATATTCTAATCCATTAGGTACAGGATATGTAGTTCTTGCAATAGGAACAAATAAAGAAGTTGACTCATCAAAATAAGATATAACAATAAAGTTATTCTCATCTATACCTACTTTAATCTTAACTAAGTCACCATTTAACCATTTAGCTCCTTCTGGACTTGTACTAAATCTAAATTCAGCGTTACTCCATCCTTCTCTTTGAGTATATCCTGTATTAGCACCATAATTAGTCCAAGGCCCATTAGGACTAGGGTGAAACCAATGACTAAACTGATATCCATAATGTCCACTGTTAGCTGCGTTACAGAATGTAGAAGGGTCTGCATATGTTGCATTACCATTGTAATCTCCATTATCATAATCAGCTTGACTAGAAATTAAACCAAAACCTATAATACCTTCATTTCTTATATCAAATGTAAAGTATTCTCCTGCCTGATTAATAGTTTCAGGAGTTTTATATCCACCTGCATTATAACCTGCTGTAGTAGCTCCATACTCGTCAGTACCTGTTTCAATAGCAGTACCTTGAGCAGCAGTTAATTCTGTTGTTACTACTCCAGCTACATCAGCTATCATAGTTGAATAAGGGTCTGAAATTACTACAGATTGAAATGCTCCTACAGTAAAGAGCTCATTT